TGGACATTTTGTTTTACTACAATAACGATACGAACCATCCATTACAGATTTTCGTATTTCGATAGCTTCATCCGAATTCCATAAATCCTGTATGGGAACTCCATTTGGTAATTCCTTGGATAACCAACTCGCACAACATATGTAGTTTTTATTTTGCATTATTTCTAATGCCTCAAATGGAACTGTACAAACATATTGTTTTAAATCTACCATTATATCAACACATTTACTTTTTTATCCAACCTTACTTTTTTATATGGTGAATTAATCCACATATCAATACATATTTGATTATATTCTATTTCACAATATTGATTTAAATCTTTTATTATTTCAATATCTTTATTAACAAATATATCCTCATAATAGAATAATGGATATCCTTTATCTGAAATGGATTTTAAAACTAAAGATTCCGATTCCAAATGATTTGTTAATCCTATTATACTTTGTTCATCCATTTCATTTAAATCGTAGTATTTAGGTTTATGCCAATGTGGTGATATTGTTCTATTTTTAGATAATCTAATATGATAAACCAAAGATTCGGCTTGTAATCTTTTATTTTTTCTTTCTAATACTATTATTTTATCAAAAAATGAAAAAAACCAATCCCAATACTCTTCAACATTTTTAAAAGATTCATATGGGTAATTATCTTTATCTATAAAGGTTTTTAATAAAATATTTTTTTTATTAATAATTTCATCAACTTTTTTAATTTTATCATCCCTATTTGGATTTATAAAATTAAATGGTTCAAAATAACAATTAAATTTTTTATCCTCATTAATTAAACAACAATTTAAATAATTAAATGTCGATGTTGACCCACTTCTACCATTACACACTATTGCAATTCTCATATTAAACTTTTATTGTTTTTTAAAGGTGTATATTTAAAATCGGTATTTGTCATCCAGATATTTAATGCATACCTTATCCCATCTACAACTGGAATAACCCCATGATAAATTTTACTACCATCAAATGAAATAGCCTCACCAATATTTAAATGATGTTTTTCGACGTTGTTAATATCTTTATATGAATTTGATAATGCAAATCTACCATCATTAAATCCATTTGATAAAACGATTACGGTGGTAAATTGGGAAGTTTTATCTAAATGTAAGTCCAACCATCTGCCATCATAATATTTTGTCAAACTAATATTCACATCTTTTATATCAAATTCGTTTAAATCAAACCATAAGTTAAATTCATTACTTTTATAATTTAATTTTAATCTATTTACAATTTCATTTTGAAAATTTTCATCATAAATTCTTTTACAATCCCACACTTCTTTTGGATTATATGAAAATGGAATGCCTATATTGTCTGTAAGTTTTATTATAGATTCACATTCATCTTTATTAAACATATTATTAATTGAATATTCCATTATATTAAATAGTTTTTTCTTTTAGTAATTTTATCCGTTATTAAATTGGAATTTAATAAAAATTTATATAATTCTTCAGCAATTAATTTATAACCAATATTACTTGGATGTTTACCTTGAGTTGATTGACTCCAATAACAATTATCTTCCCAAACATCTTTTCTTTTTAAATCAATTAAAAGGTTTGCAAGTGTTTTTTCTCTATACCCCCAATATCTACTATCATCAATTAAATTACTATTATCAATTTCACCAATTATCTCTTTACTAATCATATTATCAAATGCATCACAAAAAAGATATTGTATTCCCATTTGTTTAAACATAAATTGTAAGTGTAATATATAGTTTTGATTTACAATATCATAATAAGAATTATTAAATAAATTGTTTATATAATAATCTCTAAAATCTTTTTCTATTCTATTATAATTTATATTATTACCAGTAATACCATCAAAAATATATTTAATTAGATGTTGTTTACTCTTATATCTTTCACCCCATATGTGGAGAGAATCTTCGTTTGGAAAAAATGGTAATTGGTCTCTTAAAGAAGATGACCACATAATAACAACAAAATCATCTTGAGTGATGATTTCATTTTTTAATTGATGATGAATTAAATTAAATATTGCATTATTTGAAAATGCACCTATTCCTAAATTAACAAATTCACATTTTAATAAGTCCGATAAATGTTTAGGCCAACAATATTTTTGTCTTATTATTGTTTTTTCTTTGGGTATGTCCGTAGTATGTTCTTCGTCAATGTTTCCACCAACTCCCTCAGTCCAACTATCCCCAAATGTAAACAATTTCATAATGCATAATATTAAAGATGTTTTTCTTTAATCTTACTTACTACTGCTTGAAATGCCGTTGCTATTTTCACTTTTAAATCGTTAGATAAAGGGGCAACAATTGTTTTAATTATCTGTGCTGGCCTTTCTACTCTTTCTCTTACTGCCATAATATTTTAATTTTAATTTTTTATTTTAAACTTTTTCCGGTACACCATTACCACCACAATTCCCACAATACCATGAGTGACAATAGTGGCCACAAAATACCCAAGGACACCAACATCCGTTGTGCATTATACCAAAATCACCTTCACCAAAATCAACTAAAAATAAATCGGATGGTTCCAAATTCAAAGTATATATTGTTTTTTGTGTGTGTACCATCTCCAATCCGGTAATAGTTGTAGTTGTTAATTCATTAGTGTTTGAATCTGTAATAACCAATTTATCACCAATAAACATTTTGTTTACCTTTTCAAATCTTGTTGAATTTGAACCTGATTCTTGGATATAATAAGTACATGATGGTGCATCATCCCAAGTTCTACCATCTTCCAATGTTATTTTTATGTATATTGTATCAACTGATGCAGATACTATTTGTTCTAAACTAGAGGATGTTTGAGTTAGAGTTGCATTATCTTGAACTAATGTACTATCCCATCCAAATGTAGTTATTGTACTTTGTTCAAATTTAGATGCGTTATTACCATTAAAATCGGTATAATTAATAGAACGAACATAATCTCCCAAACGTATATTATCTACATCTAATAAAGAACCAGTATAATCTAAGATAGTACTTTCATCATCTGTGTGATAATCATTTACCGAAAAATTACCTAATTCCTTTGTAATGTATTTATATCTACTTTTTTGATTTAATTTATTAGTATTTGAAACAAATTCATCGGCAGTAAAATTCAATGGTATAATTGTAGATTGAGTATATCCACCCAAACTAATAACATCCAATGATGAACCATATATAATATCAATACTTCTTATAATTGAGTAACGGCCTTCAACCAAATTATCTTCTGAGAATATAAATTCTTGAGCTAAATGATTTGGTTCTAAGTTATTTATTAAAACATTTAATTCACTACTATTAGTCACTCTATATAATTCAGGATATGTTATACTATCATATTGTGGATATCTTGCTTTTACTAAAATATTTGGATTTGTTGTAGTAGTATAATCAACTTCATCCAAAGAATTTAGAGATAATGTATCCGATGTGTAATATGTTTTTGGAATGTATTGTGATCCTGAGATAAGAGAGAAAAATTCAAATTTATCTGCACAATATGTTTCATCTACTAATGCAGTAGTATCAAACGCTTGTCTTAAAATAAATTTATTGTCAGTATCTTCAATATAAGGTATAGTTACAGAACCATATGGTACCATATAGTCTACAAAAGTAATATTATTTTCTATACATTTTTCTTCCAATATGTCTTTAAATCTGTATGTTTCATTTAGTGGTGTATAAGAAGTACCCTCAGTCCAAATGAAATGGAATTCGGTAATATTATTGTTAGTCAATACATTAAATAGTGCAGTATAATCTAAGAAATCTGCACCTTGATTATATATCGTAGTATTTGTATTTATTTCCAAAAATTGTACTGAATCATTTTTCTGAAGTAAGTCACTTCCTATTATTGTTGCTTTCATAAATGTGTGTTAATTTAGTATAAATATGTTAAAAAATTATTTCAATAGTTTTTTACATTAATGTTTTTTTACTTTTATCGTCAATGGGAGTTATATATTCCAAATCAACATCCTTCCATTTTTTCTGTGTACATGGATTAAAATTTTTAGAGAAAACTTTTTTATTTATAGGACATCCACAATCTCCACAATAAGCAGACCACTCTATTCCTTTTAAAACTTCTTTTCGGTATTCACAATTCAAACATATATTAAGTCTTTTTTGTGCAAGTTCTTCTTGTATTTCAGTTGGATTGAATGAAGTTTTCCAAGCATCAAATATTTCTTTGTAATTAATCTTAGGTATATTAAACATATTATATTAATGTTTTTGTTGATTTTGGTAAATCATAATAATCATAAATACTATTATATTTTTTTATAAATGCATCATTTAAAACTAAATCAGTATCCATATGTTTACTTGAATTTACCTTTTTAAGTTCAAATGGTTTTCCGATTGTCTTTGAAACCCATTCGGCCATTTCATTTAAATTATTAATATCAAACCATATAATATTATTATCGTTATTATGCCAAAATGATGCAGGAGTTATTAGTATATCTATGATGTTTATTATATATTCTTCCGAATAAAGATTTAAATTTATTGGTATATCATATTTACGACTTATTAAATTATTTTTTAATAGATATTCATTAATAGTTGCCCATCTAATTTTTTTGTTTACTAAATCTTCACTTTTGTAAAAAAATAAATTATCTAAATCTATATTTTTAAAATGATTGAATACTAAATCATTTCCCATTCGTTTTAAATCAAAAAGTATATGTTTGTATAATGAATAAAATGCATCATGTCTGTCACGATTAACCGCTATTACAGGAAAATCAAATCCAAATTTTCTATATATTTCAATCAATGGTTCATGACCATGAGCTATATAATTCATTATATCGGATTCATTTATATTATTAAAATCTATTTTTGAATTTTCAACTTCCCAGCTTGGCTCTGTGTTCTTTATTTCAAGATTATGTAATATACATGAATAATGAAATGAAGTAGAACCTCGTCTTGGTAAACTTACATATATAAATTTATTTTCTATTAACATTATATTAAGGACTTTTTTATTAGTTTAGATGGCCATACATTTATTGAATATCTTATACCACTAGTTACCACATCTACCGAATGTAATATTGCCGAATCGAATATAAAAATACTACCTTGTTTTTTGTTAACTGAATATTCTATATTATTGTTTAAGTATTTTACATCACCACCTTCGTATTCATCGTTAAGTTGGATAACATAGGTTATCGTTGCACCTTTTATTATCTCATGTGAATCGGAATGCCAATCTAAAAAATCACCCACTTCATATTTGTTAAACGAATATTTTGGTACTCGATTATATTGTATTCCATTATATGGGGATAATTCGTTTGATAATTTTATTATTTTATCGGATAATGTTTTTATTATAGGTGTTTGTAAATGTTCATTTGTAAAATAACAACCCATTCTTTTATTACCAGCATAGTCACTATTTTCTTTTACCAATATTCCATTTACAAATTGAGATGATTTCATTTGAATTAACTCATTTGAATTTCCGATTTTTATAATTTCATCACACTCAATCGGAGTTAAAAAGTTTTCTATATATTTTATAAACATCTTATATAAAACTTTTTTCTTTTTTAATAAACTCAAACCCGACATTGCCGGCCATAACTATTCTATCAATTGTTGAGTTTGGTGCACTATTGGGTGCATGTGGCATATCACCCTCCATTATGATTAAATCATCTTCTTCAGGTCTAATCCAATATTCTTTTTTATTTTTACCTCTAAAATATAGAACACCATCTTCACCTTCCATTACATCTGGCATTTGTATATAATAAACATATGTATAATGAGGAATAAATGATTTCATTACTTTATTTATATCGGTATGATTATGAAACTTATCAACACGTTTTATTTCTTCATGTTTAAATTGTATTTGTACTGGGTTTTTTGAACGAACTACATTTATCCAAGATTCGGTATTGATTTTATTGTAATTTATATTTTTTTCTTTGTGTAATTCTTTACAATAATTAATTCCTTGTTGTACAATTTTATCCAAATCTGAAGTTATATTAATTTCTCCCAAAAAGTTTAAATTATTATTCCATTCTTTTTTAAACCCAAACCCATCAGTTTTAATGTTAGGTTGAGATTCCATAATTTCTATCGCTTCATTTAAAAATTTTTGTCTATCATTAACTAAATTTAGTTTAGTTTTCCATATAAATGTGGTTTCATCAAAATATAATTTTTCCATATTATAATAATTCTTTTTTTATTATTTTTTTATTTTTTTTGAATATTGTTTGGTAATTGTTTACAAAAAATGTAAGTTCGTTTGGTGAAGTTTCTTTTAATTCAAACAATTTTAATAATTCAATGTTAGTATTAGTATTTATTGAATTATTTTTATCTAATATTCTTTTTAATTTTTCCGGTACTTCCATTGATGTACAATCTTTCCAAAATTGGGTATCGTCTCTTTCACATAAATAATGGTATCGAATAAACATTAAGTTTTG